AATACAGAAAAACCAAAAATACTTTATGATTATTTAAATTATCTATTAATTCAAAAATCATATAGCAAAGAAACTATAAAATCATACAATACAAATTTATTATTATTTTTTAAATTTATTAAAGAATATTTAAAAATAAAAGTAGAAATAAAAGATTTTAATATTTTTATTTTATTACAAGTAACAGAAGCAGATATTATAGCTTTCTTAATGTATTGCAATTATTCAAAAAATAATAATCCCTATACAAGACAAAGCAAGTTAATAATAATAAGAGGATTTTACAAATGGCTTTTACATACGTTTCCTGATGGAGAATTACATAAAAATCCTGCATTAGCAATTGAAAACATAAGAAAAGTAGTAAGATTACCAAAATATTTAAACCTTGAACAAGCTAAAAAAATTCAAAAAGTGTTTAATAAGACTAATAGTACAAACCCAGAAAGAAATAATGCCATTATATGCTTATTTTTAAGTACAGGAATAAGAGTATCAGAACTTACTTCTATAAATTTAAAAGATATCAACCTTACTCAAAAAGAAATACAAATAATAGGAAAAGGAAATAAAGAAAGAACTGTTTTTTTTAGTGAATATTGTAAACAACAATTAGAAAAATATTTAAAACTACGAAATAAGGATAAAAAAGAAACAAACAATGAAGAACCATTATTTTTAAACGATAAAAAAGAAAGATTTACAAGATATGGAGTTTATTATATATGCAAAAAAGCTTTTGAATTAATAGGAATAAAAGACAAGCATTATTCACCACATACACTTAGGCATACATCAGCAACATTATTATATATGTATGTAAAAAAAGACACATTATTATTAAAAAAATTTTTAGGACATGATTCTATTGCAAGTACTCAAATTTACACTCATATACACAATACTGATTTAAAAGAAGCAGTTGCAAAGAATCCATTAGGAAATTTATAATTATAAACTAATAGGCAGAAGGGAGGGGAGATATAATGTTAGATTTTGATGTTGATGCAATAAGAAAAAATAAAATAGAATTGTTAGATTGTCAAGTAGATCTTATTTTAAAAAGCTTAGAAATGTATGCATATATGTATAAATATGTTTATCCACGAACAAAAGATTGTTTAACACTAGAAGAAAATTTAAGAGTCAGTTTAGTTACAGGAACTTATGAACAAATTGCAAATCAATTTGGAATTTCTAAAAAAAATAATATAATTCAAAATACTGATAATTCAACAAAAAAAGAAAATGAACAAAAAAATAATGAAAAAATTTCATAAAAACTATTGACAATTAATATTGTCAATGTTATATTGTTATTAATCTAAGAAAGTTGATACTTTTATACAAACTTTTTTAATATTAATTTTTATTCAGAAAGCAGGGCATATATGTAATTTATGCTTTAATATTATTACATAACATTGCACAAAATCAAAGCTATGTTAAAACATCTGTAATAATTAAAGAATATAAAAAAGTTGTAAAAGAAGAAACTTTCGAGGAGAAAGTTTTATTTTTTTACAACTTTTTATTTGGAAGGAGGGATAAGATGTTAAAAGATAATCTTACCAAGTATAGAACAAAACAGAATTTAAGTAAATTACGATTATCAAAATTAAGTGGAATTTCCAGAGAAACAATTAAGCAAATTGAAAAGGGAAAAGAAAATGTGAGAATAAACACTTTGGAAAAATTAGCAAAACCGTTAAAAGTTACAGTAAAAGATTTAATAAAATAAAAAGGAGGAGTACAAATGAAAATTGACAAAAATAAAGTATATACATTTATAGGTAAAGCAGTAGTATATAGCACATGCTATATAGGAGCTGTAGCCTTTAGTATATGGGCATTTATGCAAAATACAATTTATTAGAAAGGAGGAACAAAAGATGGACAAACTAGACAAATGTTATTATTGGCACATTGTAACATTAGCAAAATTAAAATTAAGAGTAAAGGAGTGTAAATAACATGGAAGAAAAATTATTAGAATTATTTAAGATTGCAACAGAATATGCAGAAAATTCAGAAGAAAACTATATGGAAATAAAATTTGATTACGAAACATTATATATAGGAATAAGAATTAAAAAGACTTATGAATACATAGTAAGCATGGAGTTTTCACTTAAAGGGATAAGCATAGATAAAGTAATAGAAAAAGTAAAAAAATCAATAAATGGAGGAGAGTAAAAAGATGTTTAGAAAAAGAAAAGAATTACAAGGATTAGTAGAAGCTAGAACAAAAGCTTTAAAAAAGGCAGAAAGTGAAGTGAAAGAGTTAAGAAATTCAAATAAAGAATTAAGAACAGAAAAGGAAGAAGAATACTTAGAAAATTATAACTTACATAGACAATTATTAGAAATAGAGAAAACATTAAAAGAACAAGATTATGGAAGTGTAGATAATCTAAAAAATAAAATTAGAACAATATTAAAAAAAGAGCTAGTTAACAATTTGCAGAGCGCTAACTAACTCAAATTCATAAAATATATAATAATGAACTCTTGTGTTGATTATAGCACAAGATAGAAAGGAAAGTCAATGAAATTATTTCAATATAGGGAATTTCATACAGATAATACAGTAGAAGATTTTATGGCAGAAGATTACGCTTTAAAAAGATTAGGCTTAACACTTACTCCACAAGGAAAAAACGGAGAATTTACAAAGGAACAAATAGATTTTAAAGAAGAATTAGTAGAATGGTTTTTTAGTGGAAATTGGATTAAGGAGGAAGTAAAAAATGATTAAAGATTTAATAGAAGTAAAACAATTACCAGTTATTGAAGAACAATTAAAAAATGTTAGCGCAGTTATAGAGGAAAGAGTAAAAAACGCAACGAGTTTAGTATGTACAGAAGAAACAGTAAAAACAATAAAAGAATTAAGGGCAAGTTTAAATAAAGACTTTAAAGAATTTGAAACTCAAAGAAAAATAGTGAAGGAACAGGTATTAAAGCCATATAACGATTTTGAAAACATATACAAAGAATGTATTTCAGATAAATTTAAAAATGCTGATTTAGTTTTAAAAGGAAGAATAGAAACTGTAGAAAATGAGTTGAAAGCAAAGAAAGAACAAGAAGTAAAAGATTATTTTGAAGAATATAAAAAAGAAAATAATATTGATTTTATTGAATATGGACAAGCAAAAATAAATGTAACATTATCAGCAAGTATGAAAAGTTTAAAAGAACAAGTAAAAGAATATATAGACAAAGTAGTAGATGATTTAAAATTAATAGAAACACAAGAGCATAAAGCTGAAATATTAGTTGAATACAAACAAACATTAAATGTAAGTACTGCAATAACAACAGTAGTAAATAGATTTAAAGCTATAGAAGAAGAAAAAATAAGACAAGAACAAATAGTGAATCAAAAATTAGAACAAGAAAAAGAAAACATATCAAAAGATTTAGAAGTTTTCAAAAATGATGTACAAATACAACAAAATAACAATGAGTTTAAAATAATACCAATAAAGAAACAAATAACTATCAAAGTTAGCTTATATGATGAGCAAATAGAAAAATTAAAAAAATTTCTTGAAATATCAAATATTGAGTATGAAAGCGAGGAGTTATAAAATGAATATTTACGAAAGTATAACTAAAATAATGGAAGAAGTTCCTGCAATTGGTAAAGAAAAAGTAAATAAACAACAGGGGTTCAAATTTAGAGGGATTGATGATGTAATGAATGCATTACAACCGTTGCTTGCAAAAAATAAAGTATTTATTGTACCTGAAATAATAGAGCAAAAAAGAGAGGAGAGAACAACATCAAAGGGTGGAAATTTAATTTATTCAATATGTAAAATTAAATATAAATTTTATGCAGAAGATGGCACTAGTATTGAAGCTATAACAATTGGAGAAGGAATGGACAGTGGAGATAAAGCGACTAATAAAGCTATGGCGATAGCAATGAAATATGCATTATTTCAAGTATTTTGCATACCAACAGAAGAAATGAAAGACCCAGATAGCGAAACTCCAGAAGGTAGTAAACCAAACAATGAAAAAATAACAGAAGAAAACATTGACGAGTTAGTAACAGAGCAACAAGCAAAAACAGTATATGCAATTATGATTCAAAAAGGATTAGATGTAGAAAAACAGTTGTTAACTAATTACGGGATAACAAATACCAAAGATTTAACCAAAAGACAATATGCAAGTATATTAAATGCAATTAAAAATTTACCAAATAAAAAGTAGGTGTATATATGGAAGCTACAGGTACATTAGAAGAAATAAGTATAGATTACAAAACAAATAAACCCAAAATAAGCTTTTTAATAAATGAAAAGGACAAGTTACCAACCATAGAAGAACTAAAAGGCTTAAAACTAAAAATAACAGCAAATAAAGAGATAAAAAGAAGAAGTTTAAATGCCAATAATTATTTTTGGAAGTTACTTCAAGAACTATGCGAATTAGCAGAAATTGACACAATAGAAGAGTATAAAAGAAGAGTTAAAGAATTAGGAATATTTAGAAGATTTAGATTAGAAACAGAAAATATAAAGACATTTGAAAAAATGTGGACTGCACAAGGTACTGCATGGTTCTGTGAAGTAGCCGACACAGATTATATAGGGAATATAGAAGTAAAAATAATAAATGCATATTATGGATCAAGTTCTTTTAATTCAAAGCAAATGAGAAGATTAATAGATGGATTAATACAAGATTGTAAAGCTTATGGAATAGAAACAAAGAATCCTAATGAATTAAAAAGTTTATTAGAAAGTTGGGGTAAAAATGAGCAAAAGAAGTAAAGCTTGTGAAATATCGCCAAAGGTAAAAGAAATAGTATGGAATAGAGATAACAAAAGTTGTATCTATTGTTATAAATATGTTCCAAAGGCTTGTGCAAATGCACATTTTATTAAAAGGTCTCAACGGTGGATTAGGCATACCAGAGAATATTGTTACATTGTGCCCAGAATGCCATTATCAAGAAGATTTTGGACAACATACCAAATTATATGAGGATTACATAGAAAACTATTTAAAAGGCATTTATGGAGCAAATTGGAATAAAGAAAAATTAATATACAAAAAATATTAACGAGGAAATACTATGGAAGATAAAAGTTGGATTAAATTATATAGAAAAATATTAAAATCTCCCATTTGGGATAATGAAAAGGCATTAAAAATTTGGATTTGGTGTTTAGTAAAGGCAACACACGAAGATAGAATGCAATTAGTTGGTCAACAAGAAGTGTTTCTTGAAAAAGGACAATTTGTATTTGGAAGAAAAAAAGCAAGTGAAGAATTAAAAATGTCGGAGAGCATGATTTATAGATACATGAAAGTTTTAGAAAAGTTGCAAATGTTATACATCAAACCGAACAACAAATTTTCAGTTGTAGGCATTGAAAAATGGGAAGATTATCAATTTAATGAAAAAGATTTGAACAACAATTTGAACAACAAACGAACAACAAATGAACACAAACAAGAATGTAAAGAAATTTATATTAATTTATATAATAAATATAAAGCCGAAATTGAAAAAGCGAGTGCAAAAGAAAAATTACATATAATCTCAAAATGCAAACAATGTGAGGAGTACTTAAAGTTAAGCGTAGAAGAACAGGAAGATTTGTTTTACGATTTAATGAAAATAGATAAAAGATATAAATAAGGAGTGATTTACAAATGAATAGAGAAACTAAAAAGATAGTATATAACATTTTAGAGACTGACGAATACGCAAGAGAAGATGATAATTATTTAATATTTAAAACATTAAATGCAATGACAGGAATAGACAAAAGCACAGCCATAATAAATGTTTTAAATAACATGAAATATAAAGGGATTAGTTTTGAGAGTATAACAAGACATAGAAGAAAATGGCTTGAAAAACACCCTGAAATAAAAGAAAAACTAAAGGCTACAGAGAAGAGAGAACAGGAAGAAGAAAATTATTATTTGGAGTATAAGAGGGGACTATGAGCAGTTTTTTATATAAAGATGACAAAGGAAAATACATAAAAGAAATTGAAAGTGAAGATATTTGCAAATGGAAAATCAACGAAGTTTGTTGCAATGGAGATTGCGAATATGTAGCAGATTACCCGCACCCCTATTGCAAATGTGAAAGTTTAGAGGATTGTAAATACTTTGAAAAAGAAGATGGAAAATTATGAAATATCCAGAGTTAAAAGGAGTATGTAAAACTTGTTTGGGCTGTAATAGATTAGAAAATCCGTACTTTACAGGAGTAACTGAATGTGAATATTCAAGACAGCCTATACAAGAGATAAAAACAATATTAGGAATACAGGAGAAGATAAAATGCCAGTAGAAGATTTATTAAAATATATGCACAATTTTTTTACAAGCATAGATAAGGAAATAGAAAATATTTCAGAAGAGTTGAGCAATGCGGATTTAGAACAACAAGATATTTTACACTACATAGAAAATAACAACTTAAATGCTGGAAGTTATGCAAAAGTTGGAAAACTATTAAAAGAGGTTAGAAAACGTAGGAGAAATATTAAAAACGATTTCGAAAAATTACAGTCAATAAGAGATAACTTTGCGAGAAAATATAATGATAAATTTATTGCTAATGACATAAGTAAAACTTTAAAGAATATAGAGGTACTAAAAAACAAAACATTATATATTAACAGGACAAACATATTAGAAAAATTGGAGGGAACAGATGATAAAAATTGAAATACCATATAAATTTCCAAGTTTAAACGATTATACATATAAATGCAGAAGTAACAAGTTTGCAGGGGCAACGATGAAACGAAAAATACAACAAGATATAGGTTATATAATAAATACTTTGCCAACATTTGAGAATCCAATAAAAATAAAATTTACCTGGATAGAAGGAAATAAAAGAAGGGATTTAGATAATGTATGTTTTGCTAAAAAGTTCATATTAGATGCTATGGTAGAGTGTGGAAAAATGAAAGATGACAACAGGAATTATGTTACAGGTTTTACAGATAAATTTGAATACGGAAAAGAAACAAAAGTAATTTTAGAAATTGAGGAGGACAAGCAATGAAATGTAAAGATTGTGCTAAATATCCATTTTGTAGTCATATACATAAGCCAAGTGATGAAGCTTGCGAGTATGCTATAAAAAGGAAATTAGAGGAAGAGATATTAAATGAATTTAGGAGATAGTAGATGCATGATGTAGAAAATTTTAGATACATAGGAAAAAATAAAATTATAGAATTAACTAGACCTGAGAATATAATATTAAAATTATTAATGCAGAATAAAGGAAATTTGGTTACATTTGAAGAGTTAGTAATGACAGTATATGGCGAATTACCAGATTATAGTTACACTAGATGTATTGTTACGCACATAACAAGAATGAATAAAAAATTAAAAGGCGAATTGCATATAAGAAATCGAAGAGGGATAGGTTATATGCTTATGTAGGAGGATATATGGAATTAAATACACAAGAATTAGAATTAAGAGACATGGAAATAGCTAAGTTATTTGACAAAAACGAATTAAGAAGATTAGAAAAAGCAGCGAGAGAAAAAGACAAAAATAAACTAATAGAGTGGGGAACAATATTTGAAAAAAGAATAGTTGAATTATATGAAAAAGAATATATTAATATATTACAAGACAGTATAAACAATTTTATGATTGCTATGATTTTTGTATTACACTTTAACGAAAGAACAAAATTTGGAGTAAAAAGAATAGATGATTTTATGGATGATTTCATAGAAGTTGTAAAAGGATTCAGCAGAGGAGAATTTAACCCTCAGGAATACGAAGATATGTTAAATGAAGATAAAATAGTTTTAAAAAGAATAAAGGAGTAATTTGAAATGAATATATATGATGAAACAGATAAAAAAATAAAAAAGAATTTTGAAGATAAAGAAAAAGAATTAGGAACAGCAGATTATCCAATTGAAACAAATGCACAATTAGAAGAAGCAATTAATACAAAAGAATATACAGCATTATATATAGATAAAACATTATTTAAGAGATTAGGAAATCAAGATTTAGAAAAGTTAAAAAGAAAACATTTAAGTTTTGTAATGGTAGAAAAACAACCAAGTTTTAAAGATAGTTTAAAAGTAGAAGTGGGAAAATTAAACAGAATACATGGGCTAGAAGAATATAACGAGCAAGTAGCTGTAAATGTATTTTATGCAATACAGAATACAGAGCCAAGAAATGCAGCGGAAAAAATGAGACAAGAGGAGTTATTAAAGAAAGTAAATAGATTAATACATAGCGATAGTTTGGAAATGAATTTAGAAGAAATGGAGAGATAGTATGAAGGTAGATATATACAATACAGAAAAAAAATACAATATAATATATGCAGACCCACCTTGGAACTATAAAGATAAAAGAACAAATAAAAAAATATCAGGGGGAGCAGAAAGCCATTATAATACAATGGACATAGAACAGATTGAAAAAATGGGAGAAACTATAAAAAAAATTACAGCAGATGATTGCATATTGTTTTTGTGGGCAACATTCCCAAATTTAAAAGAAGCTATCAAGACAATTGAATCGTGGGGATTTACATATAAAACATTAGGCTTTAGTTGGATAAAAACTAATAAAAAAAATGGAAAACCGTTTTTTGGTATAGGGTATTATACAAAAAGTAATTGTGAAATTTGTTTATTAGCAATTAAGGGGAAACCTAGTAATTTAAAAATAAGTAATTCTGTTAGCAGTTGTATTATATCAGAAAGAAGAGAACATAGCAGAAAACCAGATGAAGCAAGGGAACGAATACAAGAATTGGTAGGACAAGTTCCTAAAATAGAATTATTTGCAAGACAACAAGTAGAAGGTTGGGATTGTTGGGGCAATGAAGTTTAAAATTAGAAGAAATGGAGAGGTAGTATGGAAATCGAAGTAGGAGAATATATAAGAACAGATAATGGAATAATTATTAAATATCAATTTTTAGAAGAAAGTGAAAATTTTGAAGTATTTTTTGGACAAAAAGGTAAAGGATTTACATTTGAAGATATGGAAGAATTTGAAGATTTTATTAATCAAAGAGTAGTAAAACACAGCAAAAACATAATAGATTTAATAGAAGAAGGCGACTATGTAAATGGGAAAAGAGTCGTATATATCAATACTATTGAAGATGGAGATGGAAATAAAAGATTATGCGTATTTGTAGAAGAAACACAAGATTGTATTGAACAAAATGAAATCAAATCAATAGTAACAAAAGAACAATTTTCTCAAATGAAATATAATTTTGAGGAGTAAAGTCTATGAATAATATAGAAATATTAGAACATAAATTAAAATTAAATGAAAAAACTAAATTTGACTGGTTTGGCGAAAAAGAATTTAAAGCCATAGAAAATCTAATACAAGAAAATAAAGAATTAAGAATACAAATAAGTGCTAGAGAAACAGTAGTGGATAAATTAACAAAAGAAAATAAAGAACTAAATAATAAAATATTGAATTTTATAAATAACGAATTACCAGATGATGAAATTTGTGAATGTTGTAGTAACTATGATGTAAATGGAGTACGCCTTAAAAATGAGCTCAAAAAACTTTTAGAAGGAGGAGAATAATATGGTAGTAATAACAATTAGTGATATAGTAGGTTTAATTGTATTAGGATTAGTAATTTTAGGATTTATAATATTTGGTTTAATTACATTTAAAGATTATTTAGCAAACAAATTTAGAAAGAAAAAAGGAGAATAATATGAAATTCATTACTTTTAAACAATTTATTTATACAATAAATATAAGAAATTGTTATTTATCAGAAAAAGGAAAAGAATTACAAAACAATGAAATAATTAGAATATATTATGGAACAGAATATAAAAAAGATAATTATATAGAGATAGGGTGGTATGATTATTTCAATAAAGATACAGTTTGGAATATTTTAGAAGAAACATTAAATAAAAAAATATTAGATAGTGTTGTAACAGATTTTAGATATAATGAAGATTATATGTGCTTTGAAGTGTATTTAACATTAGAAAAAGATTTAGAGGAAACATTAGAAGAATATCAAAATTAAAAAATAATAAGTAAAGGAGAATAATATGAGTGAAGAAGAATGGAAAGATATAAAAGATTATGAACGGATTGTATCAAGTATCCAATTTAGGCAAAGTAAAAAGTTTAAAATACAATAAACCAAAAATATTAAAAATTGGTTATACAAAAAGAGGATATGGTTCTATAAATTTATGTAAAAATAGTAAGATTTCTCATAGAACTATACACAGATTAGTAGCAGAGGCTTTTATTCCTAATCCAAATAATTATCCTTGCGTTAATCACAAAGATGAAAATCCTAGAAATAATAATGTAGATAATTTAGAGTGGTGTACTTATCAATACAATATGAATTATGGAACTTGTGCTGAAAGAAGAAATAAAAGTAATAAAATATCTATAAATCAATATGACAAATTAAATAATTTTATAAAACAATGGACATCAGCAATAGATATACAAAATGAAACAGGAATAAATCAAGCAAGTATAATTAAATGTTGCAGAAATGAATTAAAAACAGCAGGAGGGTTTATTTGGAAGTATAAAGATATCAGAGAAACATCAAAGAAAAATTTAATTCAAAGAATAAATGAATTAACAAAACAATTAGAAGCAGAAAAAGAAAAAAGAGAAATAGCAGAAGAAAATGATAAGGTATTATGTTTAGATTTAGGACAAGCTTTAAAAGATTTAGGATTACCAGAAGATACAATAATAGCAGATGAATTGGTTTTAGAAATAAATAAAAAATATATAAGTAAAGATAAATTCAAAGAAAAAATAAACTTTCTAAAAGAAGTATTAGCATTTGCTGAAACAGGAAGAGATGAAAAAGCCACAATTCAAGCTAATTTATTAAAGAATATAATAATAGAAATGGAAAAATTATTAGAAGATTAGGAGTGAGATATATGAAGAATAAAATAAAAATAATAAGTTTAATAATCATAGGAATTTTAATACTAGGAGTTACAAATGTATATGGGAAAGCATCTGCTCACTCTCATGCTCATGTATCACATAGTACATCTCATGCTAGTTCACATAGTACAAGTTCTTCAAAAAGTTCAGGAGCTAAAACTACAATAAAAGGTTATACAAGTCATGCTGGGAAAACATACACAGCACCAAAAAGTTTTTCAAGTAAATACAATAGCTCAAATATAAAGACTGGTACAGTCAATAGTAATCCAAGCCATTTTGCAAGTTATAGTACAACAAATATGTTTAGACCTAATTTCTGGACAGCCATGTGGGCATTTAAGTGTATGGATAACAATACAAAAGAAGTAACAGAACAAGATATAAGCAAAGAATTAGAAGAAAGAGGATATTCACAAGAAGAAATTAAAGAAATTTTAAAAGAAGGCGAAGAAGCTAAACAAGCAGAAGAACAGCAAAAAAAAGAAGATGATAAAATATTTTTGATAGTATTAATATGTTTGATAGCAGGTGGAATTATAATTGTTTTAATATTAAAGTATATTGATGAACATTAAATAAAAAATAAATTGGGAGGAAGATATATGTTATTTACAGAATGGTTAAATAAAAACTGGCAAAAAGATAATATGTTTCCACCACCAATGGAAGCACAAACAGCAGTTAATTTTTTAGGAAAATATTTATTAGGAGAAGATTGGTATATAGTAAATCCTCTAACAACAGCACAAGCTAATGTTGAGATAGTACATGAAATATTATATAGGTATTCTAAAAAATATAAAAAAGAGTACAGAAAAGATTTAAAAAAGAGGAGGACTAAATCAAAATGAATAAAGAAGAAGCACAAAAAGTTTTAGAAGAATTATATACAGTAAGACCAGAGATGTTAAATGATAAAGCTAAAAGATTATTTGAAGCAATTATGCAAATAGCAGATGAAAGGGATAAGGCATATAAGATAATAGATAAGATGGCGGAAAAAATGGTAGAAGATAAAGACTGGTTTTATAGTGAATTTGATAATTATACAAAACAAGATTTTATTGAATATTTTAAGAAAGTAGTTGATGAAGATGTTAAAGATTAAAGATAATATTCCATTAGAAAAGTTAGAAGAATTTGGATTTGATGATTTTGGAGTTTGTTATAAAAAATATGGAGGTTTAGGAGAACAATATTTTATAAATAAAGGAACTAGAGAAATAATAAGAATACACCCTTTTAGTTTAAGAGAAGAACCAACATTAGCTGAATTACATGATTTAATTATAGCAGGACTAGTAGAAAAGTGTTAAAGAAAGAGGTAGAAAAAGAATGAGGGAGATAAAATTTAGGGGAAAAGTAAAATACAATGGTAATCATAGATTTAGTGGAGATTGGATTTATGGATATTACAGAAATAATGATAATGGTAATGCTTTTATAACAGAAACATTAGATGAATTTGATAACTATATATTTGAAGAAATAGAAGTAGATGAAAATACAGTAGGGCAATACGCAGGGCTAAAAGATAAAAACGGAAAAGAAATATATGAGGGAGATATATTCAAAATTAAATATAATAAAAAAGATTTTATGGTATGGGTAGAATATAGTGAAAAATATGCACAATTTATTACAAGATGTGAAGAAAACATATTAAATGATGAACCATTAGGAGATTTGAATGAAAAACATATAGAAGTAATAGGCAACATATACGACAATCCCGAATTATTAAAGGAGGACTAGCTCATGTTTGAAATATTTAATGAAATAATAAACAAATTTTATAAAGAAGCAGATGAATTTATAGAGGGGAGAAAAGAAAATGAATGAAATAGACAAAATAGAAAATTCAATAGCATTGCATCAAAGTACAATAGAAACATTAAAAAAGATAAAAGAAAGAGTAGAAACATCAGAAACAGAACAAATTAGATTAAAAGTAGAAACTAAGCATTGGTATGGATTTGCAGAACCATTTCTAGCAAAAGAAAAACATAAATTAGAAATGGACAAATATTCTGCAACAGTTTTGCTAGATACAGCAATAAAATTAGAAAAAGAAAGAATTGACAAACTAATAGATATGGAGATAGAAAAAAGAAAACATACAAAGTTGGAGGAGGAAGCTAATGAGTAAAACAATAAAAGGTCATGAAATATTTAAATTGATAGCAAACAAAGAGGTAAAAGACGGTACACAATTTAGAATGCTTAAAGATAAAAATATTTATACATATAGAAATAATAATTTTGTTTGCAAATACGGAGGAATGAATGTAATAGCAATATTAAATAATGAATTTGAAATAATAGAAGAACAAGAAGAAATAAATATACAACGGAATAGAAAAAATAAGAGATTATAGAACAAGTGATGATGATTTATACAATGATAATTTTGAAGATTTTAGAGGTACAATAAACGAATTAATTGAAGCAGTAAAGCAACTAGATAAAAATATAAAGGAGAAACAATAATGTGTAAATGTTGCGAAGATATAAAGTTTCTAAAAAGTATATACGATAAAAGATATAAATTATTTGCAGGAATAATAACTAAAAGTAAACGGAGGAATAAGTACACATAATAAATATAGTTTAAATTATTGTCCAATGTGTGGAAGAAAATTAGATATAAAGGAGAAATAGATTATGGCTAAGTGGTGTAACTATTTTAATTGTTGGTGTAATGATGTAGAAGATGTTATACCAGAAGAAGGAATAGAATGTGAATTAGATTGTAGATATTGTGAAGAAATGGAAATAATAGAATCAAAGTAAAGGAGAACTAAAGATGGGATATTTTATAGCATTTATGATAGGAACATTTGCAGGAGCAATAATAATGGGAATAATTGCAGGTGGAAAGGAGGATTAAAGTGGAAATAAAAACAAAATACAATATAGGCGACAGAGTATGGGTAGTCAAAGAAGCAGACTATTACAATTCTAAAACAAGAAGAAGAGAATTAGCTGGAACAGTAGAAGTATTCGATGATTATATAGAATCAATTCAACTATTTAGAGCAGAAGACGAAGTAATATATATATTAAAACAAGCAGATATGTTAGAACTATTTGACCATGACATAATATTATATAACGAAAAAGACAAATTATTAGAAAAAATAGAAACAATAATGAAAGAAATACACGATAGAGAAAATGGAAACTTACAATCAACTTAGCAAATACTGTAATATAACATATTACAAAAGAAAAGTAATAAGAAAATCAAGTTAAAGGAAAGTTAAAAGGAGAAATAATATGATACCAAAGATATTAAAATATAATAATAGAGTATATAAGTTGATAAAAACATATACAAATATAGCATTATATGAAGATACAAAAACAGAAGTAAAAGAAAGCTTTACAAAATTTCAATTAGGATTAGTAAAAGAAAAAGTTAAACCAGAAAGAGAAGCTAATAAAGGTGGAATAATAAAACATTAAAAGATAATTTAAGCAAGCAAAAAAATAGAAACAGTAATATTTTTATAATAGGAGGGCAACTAATGAAAAGAAGTGATTATAATAGAGCAAAAAACATATTAAAACGATATAGTTATAATTCAATCGAAATTACTAAAAAAGGAATTGACATTATAGAAGATGAACATGATAAAGATTTACAGGAATGTATAAATGAATATAAAATAGTTAAAAGAGCTTTAAAATTAGCCCATAAAGATTGCGAAGACATATTACAGAAATATTATATTAAAAGAATGACCAAATGGGAAATTGTAAATGAAGGAATAAGTGAAAGAACATTTGAAAGAAGGTTACAAGATTTAATTTATAATGTTGCAATAGAATATAAAAAAATGCAAAAAAAAATGCAAAAAAAAATGCAAAAAAACACCAATCCATTACAAGAGTAAGAAAAACGGTGGCGGAATTTTGGCGGAAAATTGGCGAAAATTTTTTAAGATACCATGTTATACTATATATAGTCACAAATAGAGAAAAACTATTAAACCCAGTGTGACATAAAGGTATCTTACTTTATTTAGTAGATTAAGGTACTGAAAAAGTACCTTAATTTTTTTGAAGGAGTATAAGTTATGTATAAATTTACAAAATTAAATGAAGATGAATTTAAACTAGAATACAATCAAAGAACTATGAAATTCAAAAGAACAGTAGAAACAGCACAAAGAATACAATCAATAGATAGTGAAGCCTTTATGATGGCGGTTGCTGATTTATCTAAACAAGGTTATACAATGGCTAATAATCCATATATAGTAACAAGAAAAGTAGGAAACAAAGAGATAGTTGATGAATCTAATTGGAATTATATAGTCGAAAAGAAGAAAGAAGAAGCAACTATATTAATATTAGATGAAATATTTGTAAAACTTTTAAACTTTCACATGAACGATTTATTTATTGATATGGGTATTGATTTAAATACTGCAACAGAAGAACAACTAGAAACAATAGAAAAGTTTGAAACAGATTTTATACTAATACTAACACAAGGAATAATAAGAGGAGAAGAAAAAACACCCAGCACAAAAGCTTAAAGAAGAAATAGAAAAAGAGCGACACATTGGCAATTCAATGCAATTTTGTTTTGCGTATTATAAAGACTTAGAAGAAGCATACGCATTTTATTGTAGTAGATATAAAGATATATCATATACAGATTTCTTACATTTAGGCTTAACTGAATTTAATAGAAAAATTGCAAGTATTCCAGAAAGCGAACCACTATATAAAATAATGGCAAGCAGAAGCATTAATTTAGCAAATATAAAAGATAAAGAACAAAGAAAATATTGGACAAAGTTAAAACAAGACAATAAAATCCCAGATGTATATTTACCAAGAAAGGTATTAGAAAAAAACATCAAAAAAGAAATTGGAGGAATTAACATTGGTTAAAGATTTAGATATATTTTATAAATCAGTAAAAATATTAGATAAACAAATATCAATATATGAAGATGAAGAAGGTAATTATTCAGTATTACCTACAACCGCATTATTAGTAAATGTAGATTATAACGAATTTGAAAAAGAACAATATAATGTAGCGTTATTTAATGGCGATATACCAAAAGACTTTAAAACAGACATAAAAAATATAAAGAAACCTGTACCAAAATTTGAAATAACTAAAAAACCAGAAGATAAATATATAATCACAGAAAAGGAAGTAGCTGTAAAGCCAGTTTGGTTTATTATAAATGGAGCTAAAATAAAAAAAGCTTTTAATAATAAAGAAGAAGCATTAAAAGAAGCTAAAAAGATAAATAAGAAAGTATTAGATAAATTAAAAGATTAGACATTAACAATACTAGATAAGTTGATATAAATTCCATGTTTTTCATTGGAGTTTCTCCTAAACTTTTGCAGGAATGGTTGAAATAAAAGAGCAATTCTAGTTAAGCTCTAATTATTTTATAAATAGTATGTAGTGATATATATAAGGATATTAGTCTTTTTAAGACCTCTTCAATAATATCTGAATTGCCGATATATCATTACATAGTGTTTATAAAAATTCTAGGAGGAAATACAAATGACTACAGAAGAAAGATATAAAAAATATGTAAAAGAAGTATGTATTAATTGTGCAAACAGAGAAAAGAACCTATGTAAAATAACAATAAGAGAAGGAAATAATAATATAGAAGCGGGATGTGATTATTATGAGCCAAAAGGGAAGTAGTATCGCAGAAGAAATAATAAGAGAAGAAAGTAGAAAAAAATACTTCAAGAGATTAGCAAAAAGAATACACAAAAATAAACAAAAAGAACAAAAACAAGGGAAGTGATAAAGTGGCAAGTACAGTTCCAAATAATGAAGCAACGCAATTTAAAAGCGGTGCAGAAGCGGTCGAAAATGGTCGTAAAGGTGGAGTGGCAAGTGGAGAAGCAAGAAGACAAAAAGCCACTATGAAGAAAGTATTGCAAGATATGTTAGAAGAAATACCTCAAATAGAAGGAAATGACACAAATCTAACATATAAACAACTAGCAACATTAGGAGTAATAAAAGGAGCAATTGATGGAAATGCTACAAACTATAAAACAATCCTTGAAGTTGTTGGGGAACTTTCAACTCAAAGTGAAGCAAAAGAACCAGTAATAAATATAAACATGATTAATAATGACAATTTACAAGAAGACTTTTTCAAGAAGGAGGAAAACAATGGTTGATTTAATGCAAGAAACAGAATTTATAAAAGTTGGTACAGATAGTAGAACTAAACAAACTTTATACATGAATAAAAATGGTGATGGTACAACATACACAAAAGACCAGCTAAAAGAATTGTACAGAAAGAATAATGAAGAACTACAAAAGGAAGTAAAAAAGAAAGTATCAAAGAAGGTAAAAGATGATACTATCAAAGAAACAAATCAAACTAATTGATGATATAAAAACTCAAAATGTACCAGAATTAAGTATATTAGGAAGCGTACAAAGTGGAAAAACATTTTCAATTGCATTAGGTGTTATACTATACGCAAGCGAATTACACAAATATGATAATTCAAGAACATATAATGGAGCAATAATTGGATGGGATTTAGATACGTTAAAAGGAAACATATTAGAACCGCTTCAAGCATGGCTTAATGAATTTGGATATATAAAAGATAAGGACTATGTATTAAAGTTTGGAGGAAATGACAAATACTTTCAAATATGGAATATAAGATTTTACTTTTTTGGATTTAACACAAAGTTATCTTTTAATAAAATACTTGGTAGACCACTTATATTTGTTTGGGTAGATGAAAGTGCTAGAATATACAGCCAATTATCATTACAAGAAAGTTTTGATGAATTACCACGGAAGACAAGTAAGTTTCAGTGGGCACCCATTTAAGAAAACAATACATAGTTATAATGTTGAGGGAAATGAAAGACACCCATATAAAGAAAAGTTCTTAAATCGTGATAATGTAAAGTATTATACATTTTACCCATTTGACAATCCACTTCTTGATACAAAAGAAAAGCTAGATGAAGTAATAGAGACATTTCAAGGAGCATTAAGAAAGCAGAAGATATACAATAAATGGTGCATTGCAGAAGGAAGAGTATTCAATAATGTAAATAAATTAAATAGTCTAGAAAATATTCTTATAAAAGAAATTGGGTTAGGAGTTGACTATGGAAGTACAAATCCAACAGTATTTGTACCTTTTGCACTTGCCTATCATCAAATTTGGAGAAGATGGATTATAGTTAGATTGGAATGCTACTATCACGATCCAACACTCGAGGGAGATAAACCAACTACTGCATTCTTTGTTGAACAAGAAAAAGCATTTATAAAATACTTAAACAATAAATATCTTAATATACCAGTTACCGCAAATGTAGTTGATAGTGAAGCGGAGCACTTTATAAATGCACTATATAATGCTAATGTTGAATATACGGGGGCAAAAAAAGGTGCAGGAAGTGTTGATAGAGGAGTACAACAATTGCAATCATTGTTTTATAAAGAATTCTTATACATATATGAGCAATTAAGCATTAAGATGTTTGATGTTCAAGGAAATCCAGTGTATTGTATAAGAGATGAAAGTTTAAACGAATTTGAAAGTTACCAATATGACAATATAAAATCAATTGCAACAGGAACAAATGTATATAAAAAGGACTTAGACCATACAATAGATGCTTCAAGATATTTAATAGATGAATGGCAAAGACAAGGAAAATGTCCTGTAATATAGGAGGAACAATGCAAATACGATGTAAAAATACAAAAGCATATTTGCTAGAAATAAATATAGAACAATATATAAAACAGCTAGAACGAATAGGAATATCACAACAAACACCGCTTGTAATAGAAATACCTTGCAAGAGATGTAAAATGCTAGAAACCTATTACATATATAAAGACCATTACGACATGGTTAAAAGTCGCAAGAAAAGTTATTAATATTTAAAGTGTATAAATAAGGAATATTATAAGTCCAAAAATAAGCACAGTATTAGTTTAAAAAGCTAGTATTGTGCTTATTTTGGTTTAGGAGGAAATATGAAAATCAATTTATATTTTAATTTTGTAAAAGTAAAAACTGTACGAATAAAAGAAGATGAAGACTGGAAAAAAGATTATGCTGTAACTGTTTGGAACAAAAAGAGATTCTTTGGAGGAATAAGAGAAACAGTTGTTCTAAGACCAGTAAAACTACTACATAGTACAGAAAAAAGTTTAGATGTACTAACAGTATTGTATGAGGGGGCTGAAATAGTTGAGTAATTTAAAGGAGTTTAGACCTTTAGAAGCACCATTTATAAAAATAAGAGCAGAAGTCACATTTAATGCAAAAATAAATGGTAAAAAACCAAAGGTCAAAAAAGAAATTAAATATAAATTAGCACCAAGTGGAAAAAAAGTTGCAACATATATAACAAATCAAATATTTGGTAGTGATATTGTATTGCAAGCAAAAGAATACAATGTGAATTGGCTTATGCCAACACTAAAAGAAGTATTGGAAAATTGTATATATTGCAAGGAAGCATTTGTATATCTACACAAATTTGAAGATAAGGTGTATTTGGAATGTATTAAACCGAACAATATTTTTAATATTAAGCAAAAGTATGACAAAGTATATGAAGCAACAATAATAGAATGCTTTGATGAAGAAGATACAGGAAGTGACGATTTAAAATTAGAACTACATAGAAAAATTAAATTGGAAAATGGTACAAGCTATATAAACTTCCAAGCATATTCTATTGATAAATTCGGAAAAGCAATGCCAATAGCTATAACAAGATTTAATCAAATAATGGGAACTGATTATTTAGATAATTACATTTTGCCGTATGAAGTGTTAATTAATATTGATTGTGGACAAGAGTTCTTTAAAGACAGTAAAAAGCTACTTATAGAAGAAATGAACATACTTGATGTAATATCAGATGAAGTTGAAAAAACGAGAACAAAAGTAGCAACAACACAGCATTTTCAAACTGGAAACATTGTTACGAGTTGGCAACCTATGACTCAATATAATGTGCAACAGTTAACAGTAGGTAAAATGCAAGATTATTTTACATTATTGCCAGGAGACAAAGACCATTATGTATTTGAATACCTACAGGGAGATGTAAGAGTTGAAAAATACATAGAAACATTTAAGTTCTATGATTATCAAATAATTCAAATGGCAGGCTTAAGCCCAGCGTCATTTGGTTATGAAAAAGACTCTTATATGAATAAAACAAATGTAGATTTGAGTGCAAATGCAAGTGAAATGACTATAGAAGCAATAAAAACACAAATAGAACCACAAATTAATAATTTGTTACTTAACATATATAAAATGCAAACAACACAAGGAATAAGCAAAGATGTAATACCAGTAATGAACGAAAGTTTGGAATGGGATTATGGGGCAAATGAAAGATTAGATGACCAAAAGAAAATACAATTATTAAAATTAGCAGAAGGGGTTGCAAATATTCCTTATGAACAAAGAGCAAAGATAATAGCACCACTAATTCAAAAGTTAATAAATGATAATACAGCGGAGAAAATGGCAAAAGAGTTAATAAAGAAAAATAAAGAAGAAGCGGAAAGCTTAAAAATTGAATATGGAGAAATTTAATGTTAGCAAAGTTTATCGAAGATGAAGTTACATATTGTTCCATAAATTATGAAAAGATGTTACATAAAGCAGAAATAGAATTTATAGTAGGATTACTTGAAGAATTATCCCCAGAAGACTTTGCAGAAATTATCGAAGAACTGTTTTATAACATTGACCATAGTTTTATGGAAAAAGGAATTGATGAAATAAAAGCAAAAATAATGGAAATTGATGCGACAATCGATTTACAAGAACTTTTACCAGATAAGTATAAAACTATACCTATAACAGACTTTAAAACGCAGGAAATTAAATTTGGAAAGAAACTTATAAAACAATATGAACTCAAATATTCAAATTTAAAAAATAATGATTATGACTTACAAAAATTTTTAACACAACAAATAAAAAATTATAGAAAAATGGAAAAATTTATTCCTTATTATCACAAAGATGGAACAATTGCAAGTATGAGAACATTAGCAGATTACAATTCAATGCTATACAATGTGAATTTGACAAAATCAGGTTGGAACCAAAGTATAAAAGATGCACAAATACTTGGAAGAGATTTACTTATACTAAATGGACATCCTAATAGCTGTCCAGATTGTTTAGCACATCAAGGGAAAATCTATTCATTAAGTGGGAATGGTTATCCTAGTGTTGACGAAGCAGAAGAAGGCGGAGTAGGACATCCTAATTGTAAATGTGAATGGTCAATATACTGGAATAAAGAGCAATTAAAACAGACATTAAATACAGATGAAGATTATCAAGAACATACGAAATTAATTGCAATAGATAGAGAATTACGATACGCAAGACTAGAACAAAAACTTTATAAGACTATTGGAAATATGGAAATGGCAGATAAAACAAAACAGAAAATACAAAGATTGCGTAAAAGTAAAAATGAATTATAGGCTTCTGCGGTTAGACAAGTGGCACACCGTATAAAAGGCACAACTTACTACTTATAATATTCCTCAAATTAAAGGAGGAATGAAAAAATGGATATTTCAAAATATCTAACAAACAAAGATGTTTCAATAAGTAATGATGACATCGATTTTGAAAAACTGACAAATGATTTAAGAAAGGGCTATATTGAAGAAAAACAAGCAAGTGCTAATTTAGAAAGTAAGCTAAAAGAAGTAAATGCAGATTATGAAAATAAATTAAAATCTGCAAGAGAAGAAACAACAACTAAATTAACGGAGTTGCAAAATAGTTATGATGATTTAAATAGCAAATACACAGAACAAGGAAACAAACTAAGAGAGTCTAATTTAAGAGTAACTATAAGCGAAGCAGGTTTTAATTCAAATGATTTTGACAAAGTTCAAAAATTAAGGACAACCTACTATAACGATGTAGAAAATGATACCGAAGCAGTCCAAAAAATAAAGGAAGAGTTCGGCAAAGTCTATTTTGAATCAAAACAAAATCAAGCACCAAACGAATCAAAGTTCAGCAGTTCAAATGGAACAAAAGAGCCAGATGTAGTAATTACGAGAAACACAAGTATCAAAGATATGATACGAAAAAAATAATTATATTAGGAGGAATTAAAAATGGCAAATTTTGCAGATGTAGGATTAGACCTACAAAGCGTAATGAAAAGAACATACGCAAATTTATTATATAGAAGTACATTCTTTAACTTCTTAAACGAGGATTACATAGGAGACATTAGACAAGCTGGAACACCAGTAATTGAAGTGTTAAAAAATCAAAAAACAACACTTAATAAAAGACAACAAGCTGAAATACTTGATAACGGAAAAGTTTCACCAGCATTAGCAGGATATGATTCTGTAAAGGTTTATTTAACAGAACTAGCAATGGATTATTCATTTAGAATACCAGTATTAGTAGTAGGTTCAAATATTGTAAATGCAATAGACGAACAAATAAAATTAAATGACAGTGAAATAGTTACAGAAATTGATACTTATGGTTTCGATAAAATGGCTAAAAAAATCACTGGAGATAGAACAGGAACAAATACAGCTTTAACAACAGGAACACTATATGAATGGGCACCAACAACAAAAGAAGAATACATAGATGCTTTAACAGAATTAAGTGCAATGTTATTCAACTTAAAAATCTATGATACTTATAGATTAGGATTAGAAGCTATTCAACATGGTAAATTAGTTTCTGCATTAACATCTATTTTAAAATATGAAACATTAGCAGGTGTTGAGGGTGTTGATAGAGGTAAAATAGCAAATGCTTATGGTGTTGATATATTCCCAATAGCTAGCCCTGTATTAACAAATGGAGAATTAGGATATTTTGCAAATCCAGTAGGAGTTGTAGGAGATACATTCTTTACAGATATGGTTGAATACAATGGAAACTATCCAGGATTCCCAGGATACTACTGCGTAGAAGGTAATGTACTATTCGGAGCAGAAGTAGTAAGACCAGAAGCAATAATTAAATTAGTATCAGAAATATCTGGTTAATAAAGGAGTGAATTATTATGCAATTCTTCACAAGTGAAGAGTACCAAACTAAATATAAAGAAAGTATAGAAGAGGTAAAAATAGAAGAAGCTTGTGAAATGATATTTGCACAAGTTTCACAAATAAGTAGAAATGCAGAGTGGGACTCTAACACAGTCCCAACTGCAATAAAAAATGCAAGTATGGAACAAGCTAGATTTTTAATTGAACAAGATATACCTCATGTTGATAGTAAAAAAATTGTAGCTGGGAATATGAAAGCTGATTTGCAGAGTGAATATTCCACTTTAGCTTTAACAATGTTGTCAAATGCAGGTTACTTATATAGAGGAAATCCAATTAATTATAATATGGCATTAAATATTGAATTTGGAGGGGATTAATATGTTTTTAACAAATGGTATTAAGGCAACTCTAATACAGTACAATCGTAATTCTAGCGAGTTTTACGATGATGAAGATAAACAAACAAAAACAATAAAAGTTATCCCTTATAATGTCGATGATGCTATTAGATTTGGAATGTACACAGTACCAGAAGCTACTGGATATTTCATAGTAAAGCGTAATACAGACATAAGAGAGGGAGATCAAATAGTTTTCAGAAACAAAACATATACAGTTTTAAAGTTATCTGATAATTGGATTTTTAATAGAGTTGAAAGTATAGAGGTAGCCGTAAAATGAAAGTTAATGCAACTTTTGAATGGAATAAAACAGCTAAAAAGAAAATTGAGCAACTGCCAGATAGGATAATGTATGCAATTGCAAGGACAACTTTAGATTATGTTGGAAGTACACAAGTTACACCATATTTAAGTGGTTTAACTGAAAGAACAATGTATTCAAGAGGAGTTCAAAAAGATGCAGATGGTTATTATATAGGTAACTTCACAGATTATGCAAGTTATGTATATGCAAAACCACAAAGCACACATTGGACTAGACCTGGAACAAAGGCTAAATGGTTTGAAACTGTTTGGAAGCAAAAAGGCGAATCTATAACAAACGAACAAATTGAGAGGTATAAATTATGATAGATAAAAATTTAATTTTAATTACATATTTGCAATCAATTATAAAAGATTATAAATTCAAAAGTGAATATTCAACTAATGATAATGATGAAAAAGTTATTATTGTTCAAGAAACAGTAGGCGAAAAAGAAGTACTATTTGGAGATAAGAAACTATTTAATTATTTTCAAATACAAATTTTTGGAACATCAATAAGGGAACAAAAAGAAACTTCGGTTGTATTAGGACAACTTATCGGAGAAAATGTAAAGGTAAATTATGGCAACAAAACATACCAAATACTTTTCCAACAATTAAGTAATCCACAATCAATAGTTTACGAAGATATAAGAAGAGTGGGATATTCGCTAATTTTAAAAACAATAATTGAGGAAATAGGAGGATAATTATGTTTATAAATAATAGACAATTCATAAAAGATTTAGGTATCAATACTAGTGCAACTTCTACACCAGAATATACAACACTATGCACATCAAGTGAAATAGGGTTAAATACAGAAGTTGAAACACAAGATTTTTATGTATTTTGTGATGCTATCCAAAGACATTTAACAACTGGATTAAATGTAATATTAAATACTACAATAAAAACAGACATTGAAAATGCAGGGATTATGGCAATTCTTGATAAAGTACATACAGCAATAAAAGATGGAACAGTAACACAATTTAACAATGTTCAAATACAATTCTCTGTAATATCTGGTTATTCAAATGGAACTTATGAGTATACACAATATACTGCAAATGCAACAATGAAAGTAAGCGACCTAGGTGGAGCAGCAGAAGATGTAAGCGAATTTGGAGTAGAGTTCCAATTAAACGGAACAGCAACACCAGCCGAAGTTTCAGGCTAGGATTAATCTTAAAGGGAAGTTCGAAACGAGCTTCCCTTAATTCATAGAAAGGAGGAATAGTATGTCATTAAAAGGTGGAGAAGTAGTTTTTAATTTCAAAGGAGAAGACAAGGAATTAAAAAATTCAATCAATGATATTGGTTCTAGTATTAAAAAAATGGTAACAGCACTTGGATTAGATAGGCTTATAAGTAAAACAATGAGTGCGCTAAATAATTCATTAGATGGGGCAATAAAAAGAGTAGATACAATGAATAACTTTCCTAGAGTAATGAACAATTTAGGAATAGCAACAGAGGATGCAACAGAAGCAGTAAATGAACTAAGTGATGGATTAACTGGATTGCCAACTACATTAAATGATGGTGTAAGTGCGGTTCAAAGATTCACTTCTCAAAACAATGATGTAAAAAAATCAACCAAAATATTCCTTGCATTAAATAATGCAATATTAGCTGGAGGAGCTTCAACAGAAGTACAAGCTAGTGCCATAGAACAATTAAGCCAAGCTTATGCAAAAGGAAAACCAGATGCAATGGAATGGCGTTCTATGTTAACAGCAATGCCAGCACAACTAAAACAAGTAGCAAAAGCAATGGGATATACTTCAACAGCAGTTGGAGGCGATTTATACACAGCAATTCAAAAAGGTAAAGTTTCTATGGACGACTTTATGGATACAATAATTAAATTAAATGATGAAGGAATTGACAGTTTCGCATCATTTTCTGAACAAGCTAAAAGTTCTACTGGAGGAATTGCAACATCAATAACAAATGTTAAAACAGCAATAACAAGAGGGCTTGCTAATTCAATTGAAGCACTAAACAAATCACTAAAAAGCGCAAATCTTCCAACTGTAAATGAAATGATACAAAAAGTTGGAACAACAATAAGTAAAGCGTTTAATAAAGTTAATGAAGCTATTAAAAAGATAAACTGGACTAAACTCATTCCAGTAATAAAAGATGTTACAAGATACATTGGTAATTTAAAAGACACTGTATTAGGCTTATTCAAGAATATATTAAAAAGTATCGATTGGAATATGGTTTTACAAATAGCGCCTACTATACTAAAAATAGTTGCAACATTTCAAATATTGAATCCACTAATAAAAACTACATCTAGCATAATCGGAGGATTAGGAAGTGTATTTACTGCATTAAGAAACCCAACAATGTTACTTATAACAGCACTTTCGGCTTTGGCTACTGCTTTTGTTGTATTATCTGCAAGTAAAAGTGAAGAAGAACAAAGAATGATAGATTTAAGTAATTCTATTCAAGATGCAAACAGAGATATGAAAGATTATAATAAAACTGTAGACGCTAATATGAAAAAAAGTGTTGCGCAAATAGATCATACAAAAAAATTAAGTGATGAATTAAAGACTTTAGTAGATGAAAACGGAAAAGTAAAGGAAGGCTATAAAGATAGAGTTAAATTTATATTAAATCAGTTAAATGAGGCTTTGGGAACAGAATATAAACTTAATGGAGATGTTGTTGAAAGTTACAAAGAAATTCAAAATCAAATAGACAAAACACTAGAGAAAAAAAGAGCCGAAACGATACTTAATGCAGAAGAAGAAAAATATAAAAAAGCAATAGAAGCAAGAACACAAGCTTATGAACAATTACAACAAATATATAGAGAAACAGGATTAACATATGAAGAAGTTATGAAAAAAATACAAGAGTATGAAGCTGACCCTAAAAATCTTGAAAATATGATGTGGATGAACGAATATGGAGATGATTTTAAAGCTCTTCAAGAAACAATAAAAACAAGTACAGACAATATGAAACAATATGAAAATGACTACGCATTATTTACAGAAGGAAAATTTAATGAAATTGGACAAAATATAAAAACAAGTACACAAGATTGGACTGATAAAACAGATGAAATAATCAAGGAAAATTTTGCCACTCAGGAGGAAGATTTAAAAGCACTTTTAAATACATATAAAACAACTGGAGATGAACAACATAGAAATCAAATAGATGAAAAATTAAGAGATTTAGCATTAAAAAGAAGCGAGATGCAAGAAAGAAAAGGGATTGTTACAAGGATGACTTCAGAGGAAGTAGAAGCATATATTAGATTGGCTCAAAGAGATAGAAACGCATATAACGATATAATGAATAAAACCAGTGGAGACACAAGGCTACAAATGCAGACAATAGGAAGAATTATAGACCAAAATGGCTATATTCCAGAAAATTCTATGAGGCAAGTGGCGAACACTACTTCTTATGCATTTAAAAACTTGAAAAGTTCACAATGGGGAGGGGACTTAATTCGAGGAATTGCAAATGGAATGAATAATAATAATTCATTTTTAAGCAGAGCGGTTAATTTTGCTGTAAGCACAATTTCAAGCAGATTACACTTTTCGAGACCAGATAAAGGACCTCTAAGAGACTATGAAAAATGGATGCCAGATTTTGTGCAAGGTTTAACAAAAACATTAAATAATTCAACCCCAAATCTATATAACTCAATTAATAAAATGGCTGGAAAAATGAAAGATGAACTCAATTTAGGATTTGGAATGAGCCCAACATTAAACAATGTATCAAGTTATAATCCATCTGTAAGTGTTACAATACATAACAATATGGAAACAGACTTTATGGGAAATTTAGTAAGTAATATAAAAACATTCAGTAATGGTTCTAAAAATGACTATAATTATGGAATGTCTTAAAGGAGGAATAAAATATGAATTTAGCACCAGTAAATCATGAAATACACATGTATATAGATGATGAAGAAGTTGTATGCGACAAAGAAATACAGGTAGCAGAAAAGCTCTCAAATACAAACTCGACAGTATTATATAATTGTTATCCTCTAAGTTGGGAAGAAGATAAGGATTATGTAAGTAGATTTTATTTTCCAAAAGATTATTCAAAATTTGTACTGACAATAAATGAAGAAGTGAAATTTAGAGGAGTAGTAAAAAGAAGTGCTCCTGTTAATTTATCTCCATTTGCACCACACTGGACTAAATTACAAGTATTGGATTATAAAACATTTTTAAGTGAAGGGAATCAATTGAACTTCGTTCTAAAAGATGTAACAATTGGTCAGGCTATAAGTAAAATCCTTGAAGCATATAGTGGATATAATTTTATTGTGGGTAATCTTAATATAGGGGAAAAAGTAAATGATATTATAAAAAATTATAATTGTAATGAAAAAACACCTTATGATTGTTTGAATTATATTGCAGACTTAACACAAAGTATTTGGGTAACAAGATACGAAAATAATAATGTTGCAATAGATTTTTATTCTTACGATAAATTACCTAACGGCAATCATATTCTTTATGATAAAGAGTATTTTAAAGATAATTCCATAATAAGCATAAATCATTCATTTGATAGTGATGACTATAGAAATGTGCAAATTGTAAAAGCAGATGAAGTTCAGTCTTCATCGATTTTAGAAAATTCCTTTATTGTTAATGGGATAGCTGAAAAATTTTTATTAGATGAAGCAGTTGCTACAATAAGGAAAGTAACATTGGCAGGAAAAAATATTTCTTATGGTATTAGAGAAAAAGAAATTAATTTTGATTTGTATTATAAATATGGTTCAAATGAAATAGTTTTAGAAAAGAAAAATATAGCGGGAACTATACTGAAAATTGAATATTATCCTATTGTAAATGGTAGACAAAAAATTAAAAATACAGTAGAAATAAATCGTATAGCAGAGCAAAACGATAATATAGGAGAAATAACAAGATATGAAAAAAGAGACGAAGCTTTTACAAATAACGAATTAGGAAAAATAGCCCAAAGTTATATATTTTTTAAAGGTTTACCTTTAGTGGAATTAGAGGTAACATCATTAAATAACGATTTATGGAACATAGGGGATATTTGTTATTTTGATAATAATCATATCAACGATTTAGAAAGTTTAGTTGGAAATTACATAGTTAAATCTAAGACAATTCGCATAATCCAAAATAATGCTGATAACACAGCTCAAATATTTTATGAATATGTAATAATAAACAATTTTAATTTTGAAAATGCAGTAAACTTTTTTGATAATCAAAGAGCAAAAAGAATTGGCAATATTAAAGATGGAGATTTTATAAATAGATACATTGATTTTGAAAAAAACATTAATGTAATTTTTAACGGATATTCAATAATTGAATTAAGTGCGGAAAATGAATTAGAAGCAGAATTAAATTTCATTTTATAAAAGGAGGAAATATGAAAGACTTCGTAAAAGATTATATATTTAGTAGCATTACGCCTACTCCTAGTATTAAGGAAATTAATATATTGGAAGAAACGAAAAAAAAGTCGTTTGCGTATGACGAAAGATACTTAAAGTGCGGGGATTATATTATTCTATATAAAGAACATCCTGTACTTACTGGAATGATTTTTTATATATATAATAGTTCTTTTCAGTTAGTAGCTGAAAAACATCTAGATGGAACTCCATGGATATCAATAGAAGGAAATAGTTTAAAACAAGACGAAGATGGGAAATTCTATGCAATTGGTCAAGTTACTCCTAATCCCTCTTCATCCCAAACTTCTTATTATAGTTTAATATTATTGAATGATATTATTAATGAAGAACCAACTGTAAGAAAATGGTATAAATTATCAGACATAGGCATAACAAACATAGGTATATCAGCTGATTCTGTCGCTGTATGCCAGAAAAGGAATGGGAGTGCCGATTATATCTTTATATACGACGGGATTAGAACAGATAGTACTTATACATATTATGATTTAAGATTTGTTCAATTTACTATTAATATACAAAATGGAAATTCTTATAATACATGGGTATATGAAGGATATAGTAGAAAAGTAAATGGAGGTCCTTTAGAAATGTTTGCCGATATCGGTTTTCAATATAATCAAAACACTTCTAAATTTTTAATAACACGAATGAAAAATGATAATATGGTTGTTTTTTTGATAAATCTTGAAAATAATTGGCAAGAAGGAGAGATAAGTTACTTATCAAATGAAAATGGAGTAGAAGTGTCAAAAATTATATATGAAGATATAGTTCCTACAACTATCGTTAAAGCAAATGGGATAAGTAACATAGTATTTATAAATAATAGAGGGACTAAAATCATTCAATATAATGTTGCAGATAATTTTAATACCCCAATATCAAAAGAGTTACCTAAACAGACTTTAGACAATATATTTAATGAATCTTATATAGGATTAATAGTTAATGAAAACGATAGCTATAAATTATATATATATAGTTATGAACTTACAAATAATAGTATTAATATTTCAAACAAATACATAAAATCAAATACTGATTTCGACGATGGATTTATATCTGCTATAAATTTATTTAATATAAATTCGTATAATTTAACCAATATTGGTTTCATATACAGCAGAACTTATGAGAATAAATCTTTGGTAGTTATAGCAACTGATAATAGTACTCTTGAGTACATAAATTATAATACTTTAGTTCCCGATTATATAAACCTAAAAGATGATAACAATAACTATGTTTTTAGCAGAAAAATAACAAATAAAACGATAATAGGAAATCAAATGTCAGCAGAGATAAATGTACCATATTCTATGTTAAATGATGTACAAATATCTACGGAAGAATTAATTGGAGAAACTAATAAAGCAATAATTACAGAAAATACAATAATAAATAAAAATATTTATGAAAGTTTGTATTTAAACTATATAAACCATATAAATGTAATAGATAACAATTTTAAAAAGAAAGATTTACAAGACAATATTTCAGCATTTCTTGTTGAAAGTATATTTACAGATAAAGCACAAACTAATTATCAGCTAGCACCAATAGGATATATAAAAGAATTTAAAATAAATGGTCAAACAAAAATAAAACAGTTTCCAAGAGATGCAATTGTACAAGTAAATCCTTACGAATACAAAATCAATTTAGCAGTCAATGGAACAGAAGTAAATCAAATACAAATATTAGCCAAAGACCAGCAAACACCATATATAACAATTCCGTTGTATTCAACAAACAAACCAGTACGAATACAACAGACATTAAAATTTGAATAAAAGGGGGAATTAATATGCCAAGAGAAATAACATTTGAAAATAAAGAAAGTATTATTACAAAAGAGGTTCCAAGAAAAAATAAATGTACGGCAGAAGATTTAAATGAAATTAAGGAAGTTGTAAATGAAAATGCTCAAAATTTAGTAACAGTCTCTTCAACAGAACCAACAGGAAATAATAAAAATAAAGTGTGGTTTAAAAAAAGTAAAAACTTATTACCATCAAGTTTTTATGCTTACACTTTAGGAACAGTATATGGATATTTTAAATTAAGTGAAATAGAAGAAAATATGATAATGTCATTAACTGATAAAGATACAACTGTTGATATGAGTGGAGTGTATTTTGGTTATTCAGTAAATGGGAATAGTAATGCGGATGGAGTTGCTTGGATTGTAGAAAATGGAACAAAATTGGCTTCAACTTTAAGTAATATATATTCTGCAACAAATACAAAAATGCAATATTTTTCATTTTATCCTAAGAACCAAGCAACTTTTAATAAAATATTTAGTAGATTTAATATTCAAATTGAAAAAGGTTTAACAGTATCTCCTTATGAGTCGTATTTTGAAACGAAAAGTATTTATTATAAAGATGTTAATAATGAATACGAAGAACTGTCAAAAATTAATAATGATATGTATGTTGGTAGAGAAATTTTAATCGGTACATGGATAGGTGCAAAAAATTTATATAGAAAAGTTATAGGTTTAGGAACAATGCCAAATGCAACAAGTAAAAATGTAGCACATGGATTAACCGATGTAACAATAGTCAGAGTTTATGGCACAGCATATAATACGAGTGTTACACTACCATTGCCTTATGTATCTTATGGAAATTCAACGTCAAGCCAAATAGGTATAGATGTTGTTAGCGATAATATAAGAATATATGCTGCGAGTGATAGGTCAGGATTTAATGGTTATGCAATATTAGAATATATAAAAAATAATGAATAGGAGGCACAAATGAACCAACAAGAAATAATAGAAAGATTAATAAAAATAGAGGAGCAAGAAAAAGCTAATGCCTCTGATATTCAAGAGTTAAAAGAAGAAGTAAAACAAAACAGAGAATTAACAATAGCAGTAAAAGAAATTGCAACAGAAACAAAACATTTAAGAGAAGACCAACAAGATATGAATAAAAGATTAAAAGCAATAGAGGAAAAACCAAGTCAAAAATGGGACAAGGTAACAATGACAATAATAGGAACAACAGTAGGTGCAATTGCAGGAGCAATGATAGGGCTAGTAATAAAATAAAGGAGTGATATTTATGAGTAAGAAAAAAATAAAAATAATATCTTCAATTTTAGTAGCAATAGGAATAATCTTAGGAGTAATAGTAGGATTTAAAGAAACAGGGAAAATAGACAAAGAGGAAATACACAAAGCTGTTGATATAATAGCAGATAGCATAGAAACATATAAAATGTCAGATGAAGAAATAAAGAAATTACCTTCAACAGAAATAAAAGAGCAAACAGTAGAGGAAGAAGAAGCAACAGAACAAGAAGTAGAAAATGAAGGATTTGAACTTCAAGGCGAAATAGCTTATGAAGGAGACAGAGCAAGAAGTTGGAATGTAACACTCGGAGATTACAAAGGACTTACATATTTTTCACAAATAGATAATAGATGGCGTTATAAAATGTATTCTAGTGTAGGAGATAGTTCACAAACAATAGGAAGTAGTGGATGTCGGACCTACATCTGCATCAATGATAGTAACAGCAATAAAAGGTTCTATAACACCAGATACAATGTCAGACTTATTTGTAACTTATGGATACAGAAGTGCAAACCAAGGTACATATTGGTCAGCATTTAGAGCAGTAGCAGATGAATTTAATATAGGTTATACAGAAACAACTAGTATATTAAAAGCATTAGAATTACTAGACAATAAGAATTTAGTTGTAGTAAGTTGTGGAAATGGACTTTTTACAACTGGAGGACATTTTATAGTAATAGTTGGCAAAGATGGAGATACATTAAAAATATATGACCCATATTTATATGCTGGGAAATTCGATACAAGCACAAGAAGAGGAAAAGTATCAGTAGATGGCAACACAGTATATTGCTCAGTAAATAACTTCATAAACTATGCAAACGCAAAAGGATTCTTTTGCTATGCTCCAGATGAAGAAGTAAAAGAAAATAATCAACCAGTAACAACAGAAAGCTATACAAGATATGTAAAAGCAAATGGTGGACTAAGAATAAGAAGTACACCTAATGGGGCAATAGTAGGGCTATTACAAAATGGAAGTAAAGTAACAGTATATGAAACAAATTCAAATTGGGCTAGAATAGGAAATAATCAATGGTGTTGTTCAGATTATTTATATAGTACTAATCAAAGCTCATCAACAGCTAGTCAAACTGTTCAAAAATTGAACAGGTATAGAACAGGTACATATAGAGTAACTGCAAGTGTATTAAATGTAAGAACAGGAGCAGGGACAAATTGTAGAGCTAAAAAATATTATGAATTAACAGCAAACGCAAGAAGTCAAAATAGTAGATTAGGTAATTACTATACTAATGGATATAAAAGAGGTGTAGTATGTACTGTAACAAAAGTAAGTGGCAATTGGGGACTAACAGCAAGTGGATGGATTTGTTTAGATTTTTGTACTAAAATATAATATATGAGGTAGATTAATATTATATTAATCTACCTCATAATAAATTATCTATTATCTAAATAATAATCAAATAAAACACTTTTTATTTGTTCTTCTGTTATAATATTATCTGAAATCCATCCTAAATAAGATGAATACTGTTTTTGTTTTTCTTCTGAATTATTCTTTTCTAAATTTAACACGCTACAAGCTTCGCCTTTAAGAGATTTATCCCAAAATGCAATATTAATAAATTCATTTGTATTTATATTAATAATACACGAAATAGTGTAATTATCGTTAAAAAAATAAGTAGTATTTTCATTTTTTATTGTTATAGTTTCAAATTTATATCCTTTTTCTTTTAAATAATATTGAAGCTTTAAATTTTCAGGAGATGAGAAATAAGATTTCGTATCAACATTATATCCTTTATCTATTAATTCCAATTTATCTTGGAGTTCTTTATCTTTTTTTTCGTTAAATTTTTTTAGCTCAGATAAATTATCATTAATGCTTTCTGCAAACTCTTTTGTTTTTCTTTTTTCATCAGTTTCATAAAATGTACAATAATAGAACCATACAAAACTTATAATTAATAAAATACTTAAAAATAAAATTATAATTTTCTTGTTTTTTATAATAAAATTCATAATAATACCTTCTTTCTTTTTTAAATTGCAAATTATACTTTGCATATTATAATTATAATACAACAAAAAATATAAAAAATCTATAAAATTATACAAAATATTAAAAATATTTTACAAAAAGTTTTGAACTTTACATAATTTGACAAAAAGTGATATTAGTACTATAATCTTGTAAACATAAAATGAGAGGAGGTGAAGTTATGAATACAGAAAAACCAAAAATACTTTATGATTATTTAAATTATCTATTAATTCAAAAATCATATAGCAAAGAAACTATAAAATCATACAATACAAATTTATTATTATTTTTTAAATTTATTAAAGAAT